GGAACCTCGGGTGACGCTGCGGCGACGGCGACGGCCTGGCAGCCCCGCCTGGACGTTCCGGCCGGTACGGCGACCGCTTCGGCGACCGCTTATGACGCTACAGTGTCGACGGCCAGCATCCGGAACGTGAACGCCGAGCATGTGACGGCGACGGCAAGTTCAAGCGAACCATCGGTAACCTTGAACTTGGGTGCCGGAAGTTCAAGCTGCCTTGCAGTAGCCGAAGACGCCACGGTGTCGTCGGTTCCTGTCCGGAGCGCTTCGGCGGGTGCGGCGACAGCGGCAGGCGTAGCTAACGACCTGTCATCTACTATTTCTGCTTCTGCTGGCACTTCAGTAGTAGTTGCAGTAGCTGGCGATGCCACGGCGGTGTCGCAGGGTTCGGCTCCGGCCGGACATGCTGCGGCCACGGCGACCGCCCAGGATGCTGCCCCCTACCTCTTGGTCACGGGAGGTCTGGCGCAGGGTTCGACGACCGCCTACGACGCCACCACGTCGTCGGCGAACTCGACGAACGCACCGGCAGGTCATGCTGCGGCGTCGGCTGCGGGCGAGAACCCCACAGTCAACACCAGCGGGTCCACAGAGGCTCCGGCGGGCACAGCGACAGCTACGGCCGCCGCCAACGACGCCTCGGTGACCTCCACCGGCTCCACAAGCGCGCAGGCGGGAACAGCGACAGCTTCGGCGACGGCTGCCACCCCCACAGTCGCACTGGGAGCCACCGGAGGCACCGGGGCGGCCTCGGCCGCGACCGAAAGTCCGACGGTCAACACCAGCGGATCTACGCAGGCCCCGGCGGGCACGGCTACGGCCACGGCCGCCGCGAACTCCGCCTCGGTGACCTCTACCGGCTCGACGAGCGCCCCCACGGGTGCGGCTGACGCCTCGGCGACGGCTCTCGCCCCCACGGGTGATGTCAAGGCCACCGGAGGCACTGGGGCGGCCACTGCCGCTGCCAACGACGCGACGGTCACCGCCGTCGGTGTCGGCGGCGGCGCGGCGGGGTCCGGCGTGGCTACGGCCACGGCGTACGGCGCTACGGTCTCCGTCCAGTCGTTCGCAGGCCCGGGAGTAGCGGGCGCTACTGCTAACGACGCCACGGTGTCGTCGGTGCCTGTCCGGAACGCTCCGGCGGACACCGGCGGCGCTTCGGCGGGCGCCAACGACGCGATGATCGTCATCAAGTCGGGCGCGGGCACAGTACTTGCCACAGCCACCACCCGGGACGCCCTTGCGGTGCTCCAGGCGGCTGCCGACGTAGTCGGAGTCTCCGTCTCCGCGCACGACCCAGCGGTGGATACCGTGGGCGTCACGGCGGCGGAGGCTGGCATCGCTTTGGCGGCGGTGATCGCGTTCGATGCGTCCGGCCAGGGGAACAAGCAGGAGACGTCGAGCGAGCTTGTCGAGGCGGGGGCTTCCGCCCACGATCCGACAGTCTCGAATGTCGCCCCAACCCCGAGCCATAGGACGTACTACGTATGAGCGACGATCGAACCCTGCTGATTTATAGGGAGAGCCGAACGCTCCGAGAGTCCGAACTCCGAGAAGAGAGCATCTTCTTGGAGTCTCGGACTCTTCCCGTATCCGACGAGGAGCGCGAATTGGAGGTCTGGCTGCCATGAGAACTTGGGAGAAAGACCCGAGCGCAACACTGGACTGGAAGTTCAACTGGACGAACTGGCTGTCGGCCGCCGAGGAGATCTCGTCGGCCACCGTCACCGTCTCAGCCGGTCTAACTAAGGTCAGCGACACCAACACCGCGAACACGGTGACGGTGTGGCTGTCAGGCGGAACCCTTGGAGAGTCGTACACGGTCAACTGCCGTATCACGACGAACCAAGGGCGAACTGATGAACGGACAATCGGCATCCGCTTGACGGATCGCTAACCGAAAGGACTACACCATGGCCTCCAACTACGGCCTCGGCAACGACTACGACATCGCCCTCGGCGCCGCGCCCACCGACCTTCAGACCGCCGTCACCGGCCTTCGTATCAGTATGGTCAACGTCAAGAGCGTGGACGTCGTCGTCGTCAAGGGCGCCGGTACGGCCGCCGACGACCCGACCATCACTCTTCGGCACCACACGGCGGCCACCTCCGGCACCTCTGCCGACCTGGCGACCATCACCGAGTACTACGTTCGCTCCGAGGTTTCCCTCGACAACGACGAACTCTGGGCGAAGGTCACGCAGGCCGCCGCCGCGACGATCGTCGACCCGGGTGGCGCCGGTACCTCCGCCGAGTCGCAGCAGCTCGTCGTCTTCAACGTGAAGCCGACCGACCTGCCCGAGACGTCGAACTACATCAGCGTCAACGTCGGCGACACCGGCACCAACCCGCAGCTCGGCACGGTCCTGTACATCATCCACAAGCACGACAAGGGTGACCCGACCGACCTTCCGCTGCCGCTGCGCTAGGACCTTGAAAGGACCGTCGGACATGGCATCAAGTCACGGCCTCGGGGACTACGACATCGCCCTCGGCCAAGCCCCTGTCAACCTCGCTACGGCCGGTTCGACCGGCCTGCGGGTCAGCATGGTTGGCGTCAACAGCGTCGACATCGTCTTCGTCAAGGGCGCCGGGTCCGACACGAACGAGCAGCAGACCATCAACCTGGGCGCCGCTTCCGCCGGTTCCATAACGATCACGTTCGCCGGGCAGACGACCGGCAGTATCGCCTTCAACGCTCTCGCTGCCACGGTGCAGACGGCGCTGGAAGGCCTGTCGAACGTCGACCCCGGCGACATCATCGTCACCGGCGGCGCCCTCCCGGCCACCATCACCCTGACGTTCGCCGGTCAGTACGCTGGCACGAACGTCGCCCAGGTGACGGTGACTCCCACGGGCCTCACCGGCGGCACCGTCACGGTGAACACTACGGTTTCGGGCGCCTCCGAGGATCCGACGCTCACTCTGAAGTCGCATGCAGCGCTGTCGGGCGGTACCGGCACTGACCTTCCGGTCATCACCGAGTACTTCGTCCGCTCCGAAGCGACCCTCGACAACGACGAACCCTGGACGAAGGTCACTCAGGCCGCTGCGGCCACCGTGGCGGACCCGGGCGGCGGCGGAGGGTCTGGCGGAAGCCAGCAGCTCGTCGTCGTGAACGTCCGGGCGGACCAGTTGCCGGACGCCGACAACTGGCTGAGCCTGAACGTCGGCGACGTCGGGGCCAACTCCCAACTGGGAGCGGTCATTTACATCATCCACAGGCAGGACAAGGCGGACCCGACGGATCTTCCGTTGCCGCTGCGTTAGTCACCGAGACCCGCGAGGTGATGTATGGGTAAGTTCGAAGACGTTGATCTGGCGGAAGCTGTAAAGGGCGACCGCCGTACCCAGCTTGAAGCCATACGCGACTACCTCGCCCACGAGCTTGAGGGCAATAGGTGCAACACATGCCGTATGTCGCAACTCAGGACTGGAGATACGGCGGCGCTCGTCCTTCGCCTTTCGGCGATCCTCAAGGAAGTCGACGAACTTCCGCGCGACGACGGGGTGGTGAGCAAGCTTGATAACCTCAGACACCTCAGTTCTGCTCGGACACCAAACGCCAAGGATCCAGCACCTACCCCCGAGCGTGGGGTCGCTTGGCCGTGAGGTCACTGAACTAGCCGCACTGGCCGGTCTGGTCCTAGATCCCTGGCAGGCGTGGTTCATCGAGCAGGCGTGCGCGGTACGTGAAGACACCTTCTTCAACAAGTACGCCGGTGGCGGCGAAGGCGAGTGGCAGCGCAAGTGGGCGGCCAAAGAAGTCGGCCTGATGGTGTCCCGCCAGAACGGCAAGGGCTCTGTCCTGGAAGCTCGCGAACTCGCCGGACTCTTCCTGCTCGGAGAACGCACGATCGTTCACTCCGCTCACCAGTTCGACACGTCGAAAGAACACTTCCTGCGCATCCTCGAACTCCTTGAGGGTGTACCGGACTTCGACCGCGAGATCCAGAAGGTGTCCAACTCGCACGGCGACGAGGGTGTCACTCTCAAGTCCGGGCAGCGCCTCCGCTTCCGTACCCGCACCAAGGGTGGCGGCCGAGGCTGGAGCCCCGACTTCATCGCCATGGACGAGGCCATGTATCTCGGCCCCGCGCAGATCGGCGCCCTGATGCCGTCCCTGTCGGCCCGCCCCAACCCGCAGATCTGGTACACCGGTTCTGCCGGTGATAAGGATTCGATACAGTTCGGGCGCGTACGCAACAGGGCGCTCAAGGGCTTCAAGGTCCAAGACCCCGACACCGGAGAGTGGACGAGGGTCCCCGACCCCGCCCTCTTCTTCGCCGAGTGGTCGATCGACGGCTGCACTGACCTTTGCCTCCCCAACTGCCAAGAGCACGACAAGGTTGCCGACGTCGACTCGTACGCCAAGGCCAACCCCGGACTGGGTATCCGGATCACCGTCGAGCACGTCGAGATGGAACAACGCTCGATGGACGAAGACACCTTCAAGCAGGAGCGCTTGGGTATCGGAGACTGGCCGGTCGAAGGTGACCAGTGGGGGGTCATCTCCGAAGAGTCCTGGAAGTCCCGCATCGACGAGACGTCCGAGATCGAAGCCGAAAGCATCAAAGTACTCGCGGTCGATACCAGTCCGAACGGGGAGTTCTCCTCCATCTCGGTCTGCGGCACGAACGGCGTCTTCCGGCATGTCGAGATCACCTCGAACGAGATCAGGACGGATCACCGTCCGGGTGTCGACTGGGTGGTGCCCCGCATACAGGAGATATGGGATCGCGTCAGCCCGGACGCCGTCATCATCGACAAGGTGAACCGCGCTGGCTCTTTCATCAAGGAGCTGGAATTCGCGGGCGTCACTGTCATCTCGCCGACGACGTCCGAATACGCCCAGGCGTGCGGGGAGTTCTACTCCGGTATTCAGCCGCGCAAGGGTGAGGTCGCCGACATCGTTCACATCGGTCAACTCGACCTGGCCACCGCAGTCGCGGGCGCCGACAAGCGCAACCTCGCTGAACGCTGGGCGTGGGACAAGCGGAACTCGGCCACCGACATCACACCTTTGGTGGCGGCGACGCTGGCTGCCTGGGGGTACCGCAAGGTGCTCTTCGACAAGCCTAAGGCTGCTACTCCATGGGCTTTCTACGACGACGAAGACTAGGGGACACATGACGACTCGCGAGGCACTGTGTGCTCTGTTCGTGGCGGTCCTGTTCGTTACCGCCGGATTCGTCTGGCTGTACGGGGCCTGGGGCCTTGTCGGCGGCGGTGCCGGTATCGCTGCGGTGACGCTGCTCGCCGACGACACCGAGCGACCGAAGAAGCCCAAGAGGAAGAAGGAGGAGGATAGTGCCTAAGATCTGGTCCTCCCTCTTCGGAGACCGAGGGGCGCCTGAAGAGCGCCTCACTCTCAACGACCTGTACAACCAGGTCGTCAAATATCAGGGCATGGGTTACCCGGTCGGCAGTGAGGGCGGCTACAGCGCCGGTGCCAACTACGAGGCGATCGAAGAAGACTTCGAAGGCTACGTACAGCAGGCCTTCAAGGCCGACGGCATCGTATACGCCTGCATCGTCGCCCGAATGCGGCTCTTCTCTCAGATCCGATTCCAGTTCCAGGCCCTCCGTAAGGGCAGGCCGGGTGACCTGTACGGAAACCAGGAGCTAGCCATCCTGGAGAAGCCGTGGCCCAACGGCGGAACCACTCCCCAGTTGCTCAACAAGGCCCTACTGCACGCCGACCTGGGCGGTAATCACTACGCCGTTCGCGAAGTCAAGAAGCGGGGCGCCGTACCGGTATCCCGCGTCCGCATACTGCGGCCCGACTGGGTCCGCACAATCCTGACGGCCCCTCCGACGGAATCCGTTCAGTCCGACGTCGCCGGTTGGGTATACCAGCCTGGCGGGACCGACGACCGGTCGAAGTGGGAGTTCTACGTCGCCGGTGACGAGCGCTTCGCCCACTGGGCGCCGACCCCCGACCCTGAGTACCAGTACCGGGGGATGTCCTGGCTGACCCCTGTCGTCCGAGAGATCATGTCGGACAAGGCGGCCACCAAGCACAAGGGCAAGTTCTACGATAACGGCGCCACTCCGAGCTTCGCGGTTTCCTTCAAGGAGACCGTTACAGCCGCCCATC